ATCAAGGCGCTTACGCGGCCGGCGGCGCCGCGGCTCAACCTGGCCAGCCCGGCCAACCCAAACAAGGCGGCGATACAGTCAACCGGACTGGCATCGGCCAAGGACAAACTGTGGCCGCTGGGGGTCTGATCTCGGGCGCCATGTCGCGCCGCATCTAACGAGGAAACCACATGGACCCCCAAGCACAACAACCTGAACTCGAAGTCGCGGTCGAGGTAGACCCACAGCAAGAGCAAGAGCGCATCGCCGAGCGGCTGCAGGCCTTTGGCCACAGCATGTCCCAGCAGCGCGACGAATGGATTCGCAGCCGTTACAGCTACGGGGTCGACAAGCGTTGGCTCGAGGACGAGGACCAGTACAACGCCAAGGACAACATCAACAAGGCAGCCAGCCAGATGATGACCAGCGTGGAGCAGGGCTACCCTGTGACCACCCAGGGCGCCAAGCCTCATCGCTCGACCGTCTACATCGGCCTGACCCGGCAAAAAACCAACGCAGCCGAGGCCCGCGTGGCCGACATTCTGCTGCCCACCGACGACCGCAACTGGGGCATTCAGCCCACGCCGCAGCCAACCCTGATGTCCATCACGCGCGACGAGCGCATGGCCGGCGACAAGGTGACGGGCCAGCCGCTGATGCACCCCGAGACTGGCCAGCCCTTGCGCATGAAGGACATCGGGCGCGCTGCCATGCAGGTGGCCCGCGACAAAGCCAAGGCCATGCAAACCGAGATCGAGGACCAGCTTGTCGAGTGCGACTACAACAGCGAAGTCCGCAAGATGATCCACAACGCCGCGGTGCTGGGCACCGGCGTGCTCAAAGGCCCCGTGGTCACCAACCGCGTGCGCAAGGCCTGGCAGCCCTACAAAGACATGGAGGGCAACCAGGTCCATCAGATCGTCATGGTCGAGGAGATCAGCCCTGCGTCGTTCAGCGTTGACCCGCGCAACTGTTGGCCCGACCCGGCTTGTGGCGACAACATCCACAATGGCAAGGGCCTGTACGAGCGCGAGCAGTTGACCAGCCGCCAGGTGCGTGACCTGGCCAAGCAGCCGGGCTTTATGAAGGACCAGCTTCGCAAGGTGCTGGAGGAAGGCCCGAAGAAGTCGGCCACCTTCCAGGAGCTCAAGGACGACGAGCAGCGCGACATTGCCCGCGATGTCTACGAGATGTGGACCTACTGGGGCGAAGTCGATCACGACGACCTGGAATCGGCCGGCGTGAAGCTGGGCGAGAAGGACGAGCTGCGCAGCGTGAGCGCCTGCGTGGTGATGATCAACAACACCGTGGTCAAGGCCTACCTCAACCCGCTGGAGGGCGGCGAGCTGCCCTATGACTTTTACGTCTGGGAGAAGGTGGCCAACAGCGTGTGGGGCTACGGCATCCCCTACCTCATGCGCGCACAGCAGAAGGTTCTCAACGCTGCATGGCGCCAGATGATGGACAACGCCGGCGTGAGCTCCGGCCCGCAGATCATCATCAAGGCTGGCGCGATTCAGCCCGCAGACAAGCAATGGCAGCTCACCAGCCGCAAGATTTGGTTTGCCACGGATGACATCGACGACGTGCGAAAAGCGTTCACGGCGGTGGAGTTCAACAGCTACCAGGCCGAGCTGGCCAACATCATCAAGATGGCCATGGAATTGGCCGATCAAGAGACCGGCGTGCCCACCATCATGCAGGGCGAAAAAGGCGCCGCGCCTGACACCGTGGGTGGCATGCAGATGCTGATGAACAGCGCCAACGTGGTGCTGCGCCGCCTGGTCAAACAGTTCGACGACATGGTCACGCGCCCGCACATCCGCCGGTATTACGACTACAACATGATGTACAACGAGAACGAAGAGATCAAGGGCGATTTCAGCATCGACGCCCGCGGCTCTTCGGCCTTGCTGGTGCGCGACATCCAGAACCAGGCGTTCCTCAACCTGCTGGCCGCCGGCGCCAACCCCGTGTATGGCCCGTACCTCGACACCCAGAAGCTGTTCGAGAAGGCGCTGCAAGCCCAGCACATCGACCCCACCGAGGTCCTGAAGTCCGAAGACGAACTGGAGAAACTCAAGGAAGCCGCAGCGCAACCGCAGCAGGCCGAGCAAGACCCGGCACTGCAGGTGGCCCAACTGCGTGGCGACATCGAGCTCAAGAAGGCCGAGGTCCAGAACCAGGGCGACATGGCCGAGCTGCAACTGCGCCAGCAAATCGCGCAGCAAGAGCACGACCTGCGCATGGCCGAGCTGCAGATGACCCGCGAGATCGAGATGCTGAAGATGTCCAACCAGCAGAACATCAGCCTCGAGACGATCAAAGCCAAGTTGGCCGAGACGGCGATCAAGGAGCGCGGCAAGAAAGAGCTCTATGCCGCCGAGCAAAATCTGAAAATGACAATGGGCTCAGGCATCTGACCCGCCAACTGAAAGGAAACCACCATGGCCAGCATTAACCCAACCATCAGCCGCGACACCGTGCCCGGCGCCATCATTGCCACCTGGACCGGGCTGACTACCGGAGACGTGGGTGGCGCCGTGCCAATTGCTTTTGCTGCAGATTTAAGCTGTCAGCAATTTGGCACCATTGGTGGCTCGACCACCACCTGGCAGGGGTCCAACGACGGCACCAACTGGCACAACATGACTCAACGGGGCAGCACTTCGGACATGACCTACACCACGGCGTCCCTGCACATTGCCCAAGAGAACCCGGCTTTTGTGCGCCCGATCGTCACCGGCGGCACCAGCGTGAGCATTACCGCCGCCTTGGCAATCCATCAACGCGGCCCGAAATCGGCGTATTGATAGGGTGTTGCAAACCAACCCCTGCCCCGCATACAATCTCGGCAGGGGCCTTGCGCCCAAAATAACACAAGCCGGCCAATGAGCCGGCTTTTTAGATGGCATGAACGATTTCACAACTCCAACCTGGCACTCGCTGCGCAAGTGGGCTGAAACCCAGCTCGAAAGCGCACGAACCAAAAACGACGCTGTCGGACTCTCCGAAATCGAGACAGCGGCGTTACGAGGTGAAATCCGTATGCTCAAAAAATTTCTCGACTTGCCGCAAGCGGCAACTCGAGGTGTGGTGGTTGAGCCGGACGACTGATCCCGCTTAGCCGTTTGAGTGGATCGCCTTCGGGCGATTTTTTATTGGAGAGCAACGTGGACCCAGAACAACTGTCTCAGGATGAGGCACAACAAGTTTGGAACGAAGAAGCCGCAAAGTTAGATGCCGGCGATAAGCCCGCAATCGAAACACAAGGCACTGCGCCGGAGACGCCGCAGGAACCTGAAGTCCAGCCCGAAGCCAAACCCGAGCAAGTGGTCGATCCACTGGCTGGTTTACCAGATGAAGTGAAGCAGGCCCTGGCCAAGATTCCTCAACTGGAACAAGCCAATGCTCAACTGCTGCACCACGTAAAGACTGCCGAGGGTCGCGTGGCTGCCATGCAGCGTGAGTTCCAGCAAAGCCGTCAGGCCGCATCCGCGGTTGGTGACGCGCCGACGCAGGGGCAAATGTCTGCAGCAGCCAAGAACCCCGAGAAGTGGGAGCAGCTCAAGCAGGATTTCCCCGAGTGGGCTTCTGCAATGGAAGAGTATGTAGGCGCTCAGATTCGCGGCATGCCGTCGAACGGTGTTCAGGCCACTCAGGTCGTGGATTACGTTCAGGCCCAGCTTGCCCAGGAACGAGAGCAAATACGCGACGCCATCGAAGAGGCACGCGTCGACGGCAAATACGAGGACTGGCGGTCAACGGTTAACACCGCGGACTTTGCACAGTGGCTCGCTATTCAGCCCAACGAAGTGCGTGCCCTTGCAGATAGCAAATCAGGCCGCGATGCCATCCGCATGTTGGACATGTTCCACAGCGTGAGAGCAAAACCGGCTTCGGAAATCAAGCAAGAGCGCGGAGCACGTCTCGCTGCAGCCGCGACGACCCGACCCGGTCAGACACCGCCGCCCAAGACTTTGGACGACATGTCGCCGGAAGAACTTTGGAACTACGAAGCCAAGAAGCGCGAAGAACAGAAAGCGCGTCAAGGCTACTGAATCAACCCATCCGTAAAAGGACTTTGAAATGGCTATTCAAAATTACTCCACCGTAGCATCGCGAAACCTCATTCGCGCAGCTCAAGGCATGCTGGAACATGCACAACCCATCACCGTTCTGGGCGACTTCGGTACCCAGCGCGAGATGCCCCAGAACTCGACTGACACCCTGGTGTTCCGTCGTACTCTGCCGTTCGGCGCCAGCACTGCAGGCACCACGATCGAGAACTCCGCTCGCTACGTGGGCACCCCGGACATCACCGCGTCCAACTTCGTGTTGGCTGAAGGCGTGACGCCCAACTCGAACACCATCTCCTTCCAGGACGTGTCTGTTCAGCTCCAACAGTACGGCGTGCTGTTCAAGTACAGCTCGAAGACCGAGCAACTGTACGAAGACGACATCCCCGGCGAGATGGTCAAGCTGACTGGCGAGACCCTGGCCGAGGTGATGGAACTCGTGCGTTACGGCGTGTTGAAGGCCGGCTCGACTGTGATCTACGCAAACGGCTCCAGCCGCTCTGCCGTGAACACCGCGATCAGCTTGAACGCAATCCGTAAAGCAGCTCGTACCCTCGAGTCGAACCGCTCGCGTCGCGTGACCAGCCGCCTGGCTCCTGGCGTGAACTTCGGCACTCGTGCCGTGCAGCCCGCCTACGTGGTGTTCTGCCACACTGACGCTGTCAGCGACATCCGTAACCTCCCCGGCTTCACCCGCGTGGAAGAGTACGGCAGCTTCAAGCCCATTCACGACCGTGAAGTTGGCGCCTGCGAAGACTTCCGCTTCATCAGCTCTCCGCTGCTGAAGTCCTTCCTGGCTGCTGGCGCTTCGGTTGGCTCTTCGGGCATGCTGTCCGTCGGCGCTTCCAACGTGGACGTGTACCCCTTCATCGTTATCGGTGAAGACGCTTGGGGCCAAGTCGCGCTCAAGGGCATGTCTGCCATCAAGCCTGTGGTGCTCAAGGCATCCCAGACCAACCACGCCAACCCCTTGGGCCAGTTTGGCTATGTGGGCGCTTCGACCTGGTTTGCTACCGTGCGTTTGAACGACGCCTGGATGGCCCGTATCGAAGCTGGTGTGACCGCTCTGTAATGACCAGGGGTGTGAATTAAATTCACACCCCGTCTAACGAAAGGAAAACACCATGTCCGAAAGCATCCAAGCCCGAGTTAATCGGTTGGCTGACGGCATCGACCGCCAAGAATTGGCGTTCGTTTTGTCGTCCATCCTGACCGATCTGACCGCACTCAAGACTGCAATCAACGCCCACACCCACGGTGGTATCACCACCGGTTCCGGTACATCTGGCGTCGCCAACGGCGGCACCATGGGCTCTCTCAACACCACCGCATAAGGAGTATCTCCATGTCCTATAACATCGAACAAGTTAACAGCGGCTATGCGTCGCTGACCGCCGCTGGTCTGGCTGCCGGTACCAACACCGGCACGTTCAAAACCGCCAACACCCTGGCCTTCACCAACAACGGCATCTTCAAATCGAAGAGCGCCACTGACAACCTGACTTTCAGCTCTGGCCACACGGCTCTGGCTGCCAGCCAGGCTTGCCTGTTTGGTATTTGGACGAACGCCTCGGGCACGATTTCGACCACGCAAGGTCCGATCGTTGCCGCTGGCGATCCCTGCCCTGTGCCCTCCACTCCCGCCAACGTCACGTTGGTTGGTCTGATCAAGGTGACCACCAGCTCGTCTGGCGCGTTCACCCCCGGCACCACCGGCCTCGGCGCTTCCGGCGTGACCGCTGCCTACAGCGATTGCATGCTGATGCCGGGCACTGCCCAGTAAGTTGCCATCCTCTTCTTGATCGAAGAGTTTGCAGGCCACCTTCGGGTGGTCTGCTTTTTGGCATTCCCGATTTATCAACCCCCTGGAGAAAATGATGGCAAGCAAAAAGAACACTGTCCAAGGTATGGAAATCGTTGACGACGAACCCGTCATCGAGACCGTTGCCGAATCACGCGACTTCAGCCAGCTCGCTGCTGACGAAGCGTTTATGAACGAGCTCGTGACTGTCATGGTCCACTCGACCACTGACGAGAACCAACCCAACCATGTCGTTGTGAATTGCAACGGCATGAACCAGCCCCTCATTCGAGGTGTGCCCACCACCGTGCGCCGCAAATACGTCGAAATCTTGGCCCGCATGAAAGAGACCAAGTACAGCCAGGTCACCCGCAATCCTGCGGCGCCTGACCAAATCGACATGATCGCGCGCCACGGCCTGGCCTACCAGTTTGACTTGGTCAAAGACGACAACCCTCGCGGCCGTGCTTGGCTGCAGAACGTCCTGGCTGAACCAGCCTAAACAAGAGGCCCCGCATGAACTTGCTTCAACTCGTCAACCAGACTCGCGTCGAATGCGGCGTGTCTGGCCCTGCGCTGGCCACAGCGCAGAGCCAGACCGGCGAAGCGGCGCGGATCGTCGCC